TGGGCCTCCAGGCGGCGGATCCTCGCGTCGTAGTCGGCGCGGTCGAGGGCGGCGGTGCGCCTGATCTCTCCGAGCTCGTAGCCGAGGCGGTGGTCGAGCGAGCGGACGTCGTCGCGGATCTCCGCGATTGCGGCCTCGGTGCGATGCGCGGCGTCAGCGAGCGACGACCCGTGATTCGGCTCGACGCTGGTGCGGGTGCGGCGGGCCTCCAGGAGGGCGGCGGTGGAGGTGATGATCGCGCCGATGCCTCCGAGGCCGCCGAGTGCGGCGGCGACCTCGGAGAGGGCGTGTAGTGTCACTCGGCGCCGCCTGTGGGGACGTGGGCGAGTGCGGTGGTGGTGCTGAGGACGGAGGCGGCCAGGGCCGCCCATAGGGGCGCGGTGGTCTGCCCGATGACGCCGTAGGCGCCTAGCAGGGCGATCGCGGCGAGGATGACGCCGTAGGCCCAGCGGCGGACCTGAGGGGTGAGCCAGGGGATGGGCTGCGGCGTGGAATCCTCGGGAGTCTGGGACGTGATGGCGTTCACTTGGCAGCTCCTTCCTTGACGGCGTTGAGGACGCGCTGTGTGGCTTCGTCGATGTCCACGCGCACGTCGGCGGCGGCGCGGGCGGCGACCCTGTTGTGGCGCTCCCACGCCTCGCGGATCATGGCCTCGGCGTGGTGCTCGGGCACCGAGACGAAGCCATTGGGGAGCACGTCGTTGTAGACCTGAGCCATCACGCTGTCGAGGGCGTCGGCGCCGGCGGACTCGGTGATGAGGACGTAGGCGGTGATCCCGCCGAATGCGTTGGCGGTGTAGGTGATTCCGAACATATTGGGGATTCCTTTCGCTGTGGGGGTGGGTTCGGCGGGCGCGGATGCGGCGCCGAGGGCTGGGGGGCGCAGGACGTGGGTCCAGGCGCCGGAGATGGTGTAGGGGTGGGCGTAGAAGCCCACGACGCGGGTCTCGCCGCCGGTGTCGTCGCCGGGGCCGTCGCCCTCGGCGGAGCCCATGATGTCTCCGCGGCCGTCGATCCACGCCTCGGCGACGAGGCCGCCGGGGATGAGGCCGCCGGTGTGGCCGACGCCGCCCGAGGCAGCCTCGCTGAGCAATACGTCGCCGGGGGCGAGGTTGTCGAGGTCGCCGCCGGTCGCGGCGTAGGGGATGACCGCCCAGCCCACGGCCTCCAGGGCCGCGCGCATGTCGCCGGTGTAGCTGGCCGAGCCTGTGGGCAGGCCCGCCTGGTGGGCGGCCTCCAGGACGCAGGAGGAGCAGTCCCCCTCGAACGTGAAGCCGGTCTCCCACACGCCGCGCGTGCGGCGCACGTCGAGGCGGTGGGGCTGGCTGTAGCCGCCGTCCGCCTGGACCATCATCCAGGCGAGGCGCGCGGTGAACATGTCTACCGCTGTGGTCATTGCTTTGTTTCCTTTCGTTCGTCACCGTCCGGTGGTGCCGCTGAGGGCGAACCATAATGCGCTTCCAGCGGACGAGTTCCCGCTGGAGTTATTGCGGGCCATCCATTTGAATCCGGTGCGGCTGATATCCCATACGGCGAGGGTGACGCGTTGGTTGTCCGCCTGCATGAATACTCTTGGAGCGACCGGGAAAGGCCGGAAGAATGTGACTGTGTATTCAACGGTTTGGTCCTGGGAGCCGAGGCCCGGGTATCCTGCGGTCCCGGACTGCATGACGGGCATGTTGGCGCTGATCCATTCGGCGAGGGGTCTGGACACGGCGTCGGGGAAGGCGGCCTGGGAGTCGGCGGGAAGAGCGTAGGGCACGCCCCGGGTTGTGGCTGACGGCATTTACTGTCCTTTCAAAGTGGCGTGTTGGCGACGCGGAGGGTGGGGGTCCAGCGGCCGCCGCGCATGGTGAGGGAACCGCCGATGACGATTCCATGCATCTTCGCGGCGGGGAACCACTTCGGGAGGCCGACCAGTAGCACTTGCTGGGCGATGCGCTCGGCGGCGGACAACAGGCGCATGAGAGCGTCCTCGCTTATCTGGTCGTGCACTACGGATAGGCCGCTCACCACCCACTGGTTCGCGCTCATGTACTTCCCGACGAGGCGGGCGAGCTCGGTTTTCACGTTGACGGACCGGGGCGGGACGTCATTGGTCGGCGCGATATTCCGCGCAGTCGTGCGCTCGATGACGTCTTTCACCTTCTTGTTCTCGTCGTAGGTAACGCTGAAATACGTCACCCGTATGGTCGATATGTTCGCGGACGCGTCGGTGCCCACCTGCACGCCGGCGCGGAGGATTGCGCGGCCGGGAATAATGATCGACTGGTCGCTGCCCTTGTAGATGAATGGAATGACCCTCCACCTGTTCCAGCTGATGGGGTATATGGTCGCGGCCACCGATCCGAGAGTGTTCCGCATGAGCTCGCCCGCGCTGCGGTGGTCCACATCGCGGGGGCGCATCGTGCCCAGCCAGGTGTCCGCGCCGCCCTCCATCGTGTCCGCAGGGCCGAGGGCCTGCGCGAGGATGCGCCTGGCGCGCAATTTCCAGGACTCCTCGCGCCACGGAGCGTCCCCTATGCGCGTACCGTTCAGGTCCGCGAGCTTGTCCACTGCGGTGATCCGAGCGATGGGGCGGCCCAGTGTGTCGGACCAGTCGACGCGGAGGGACTGGACCCGGCCGGTGAAGACCTCGACGTCGCGCATGGTGGCCTGGCCGGAGGTACCGACCACGCGGATGTTGGTCACTGTCGCGCGGCGCCCTGCGTCCGCCCATGTGCCGGGGACGGCCGTCCAGGTCCGCTCGCGGGGGATCGCCATCCAGGCCGGGGCCGTGTGCAGCTGGATGCGCAGGTGGGCGCCGACGTACAGGCCCGACTCCTCGGGGGTCCATGTGCCCGTGTACTCGTCCGTGTCAGCCTGGTACGTCGCCGGGGAGAGCTCGATCGCCGTGTCGGGGGCGGGGGTGTAGGGCCCTCCGGGGCGCTGGTAGGTGAGCGGAACGACGCGCACTGTCGCTCCGCTGAGGCGGGGGACGGTGATCGTGAACGTGACCGGGACGCCGGCGATGGTCCTGGCGTTCGCGGCCCACTGGGTGGGCTCGCTGACGTAGGAGGGGGGCTGCACGCCGGGCGCGATGAACCATTCGGTCTGGGAGTCGGCTCCGGCGAGGTCGAACACCGGGCGGTGCCCGGCGGTCGCGCCGGGCGGGTCGGGGGTGACCTGCTGGTGCCACCCGGTGCCCACGTGGGCGCGCCAGGGCAGGAGCTCCATATAGGACCGCTGGTGCTCCTCGCTCTGCGCGACAGCGGTGACGGTGGCCAGCGCGCCGACGCGCAGCCAGTCGGGCACAGTGTCCACAAGGGCGATGGCCGCGGTCACCGTCGACGGGTCCGGGTGCGAGACCACGCTCTCACGGCCCCACGTGACGGTGAGATTGTCGAGGACGGTCACCGTCGATGGGTACGCGTCCGCGGTGGAGTTGATCGTGCCGCCGAGGCCGCCCGCGGCGATACGGAGTCTTGCGCCGACGCTCATAGCGTCGCCCCCACGATCCGCTCGACGCCGGTAATGAGGTCTCGGCGCGACAGGATGCGCTCGATCTGGCGGGCAACCGCGTCAGGGTCCAGGGCGCCGGTCACGGTGATATTGACGGTGGTGCCCCCCGCCTCGATGCGCGGTGCGCTGCGGGTGGTGGCGATGCGGGTGAGGGTGGGGACGGCCGCGAATCCGCCGCCGCTGGCGGCGAAGATCCCCGCAGTCCCGGGGGCGGGGGCGCTGAGTCCGAACCAGGAGGCGATTGAGGATATCCATCCGGGCACGGAGATGTTGAAGAGATTGGTTACCCAGTCCCACGCGCCCTTGACGGCGTCGATGATCGCGGTGAAGGCGTTGCGGATGGGCTCAAGGACGTTCCCGACGACCGATGCCCCGGTTTTGATGGCCTCCCAAACGCTGTTTACGAGGTCACGGAACCAGGCGCAGTTGTTGTAGGCGACGACGACGGCGGCGACCAGGGCCCCGATGGCGGTGACCACCAGCGCGACGGGATTCGCAGCCAGGACCGCGTTGAGCGCCGCCTGCGCGGCGCTCCAGGCGGCGGTGGAGGCTTTGGCGATGGTTTGTGCGGCCGTCCAGGCGCTCATCGCCGCGTTGGCGAGGAGGATTGCTCCGGCGGCCGCGCCGATGACGGCGACGAGGATCTTCACGGCGTTGGCGTTCTCGGCGACCCATGTCGCGGCGGATGTGAGGTAGCCCATTAGTTCGCTAACGACGGGGAGTAGCGCCTCGCCCAGGGTCGCCTTGGCATTCTCAAACTGGGCGCTGGCGCGCTGCTGGGCGCCAGCGGCTGTGTCGGCTTCGCGTGCGAACTGGCCCTGCGCGCTGGCGGCTTGCTCAGTGAGAAGGGAAAGCGCGGCCTGAGCCTCGGCCTGGGTTTTCGCGGCTCCTTCAAGGCCGCTCAGGCCCTCGGCGGCCAGTCTCGCGTTGATGTCGGCTTGTTTGATGCTCACGCCGTACTGCTCGATTGGGTCGCGCTCGCCGCGCAGGAGGGAGGAGATGGCGCCGACGGCCTCGGAGGTGGTCCCGCCGAAGGTCGCCGCCAGGTCCGCCGCCAACCCGATGAGGTTCTGGGTGGAGCCCGAGAGCTCGTCCATTGGCGTGCCCATGTTCTTGAGCTGCGCGCCGAGGATGGAGCTCATGTTCTGGTACTCGCTTGCAGCGAGGCCCACGCTGTCGGCCGCCACCGCGGCCGCGTCCTTGACGGCGGCGGCGTGGTCGCCGAAGACACTCTCGACGGCGCCCGCGCTCTGCTGCATCTCTGAGGCCGAGTCGAACGCGGCTTTGCCCATCGCGCCGAGGGCGGCGACGACCCCGGCGGCGGGCGCGGCCGCCGACTTCAGCCCGGCTTCCAGGCCCTTGCTCCTGTCTTCGACGTCGCCGAGGCCCTTCACGGCGTCTTTGACGTCCGAGACGACGCGGACCGTGAGGATCGCGGTTTTCGATGCCACCGGGGGTGTCACCTCCTTCTTCGTTGTTGGGCTTCGAGGATTTCCACGGCGGTGAGAACGTCCTCGTAGGGGCGGGTCTCCCACTCGCTCATGGGGATCTGCGTGGCGAGCGCGAGGGCGACGACTAGTCGGCGGTAGTCGCCGTCCGGGTAGGGCCCACGTCGACGGCCTCCGCCTCGACCATGAGAACGGTGTCGGAGAACGCCTCGAAGTCAAGGCGCGTGTCCCCGGCGCGCTTCATGGCCGACCATGCGAGGAAGGTCGCCCAGAGCGTCGGGGCGGCGGTGGGGTCGGGCCAGTGCTGGCGGGCGCATGTGAGCTCCCAGCGGATGCGGTCGCGGTTGTCGGTGGCGACCGTGATCTGGTGGTCGGTGCCGTCGTCCTGGTGTTGCACGAGGGTTACCTCGATGCGTTTGATCTCTGCCATTGGTCAGGCTCCTTCGATGGTTGCGATGATCTTGTCCACGCCGTCGGCGTAGACCGCGAACCACTTGGGTTCGCTGTCCTGCGCGGCGAGGGAGAGGAAGGGGTTGGGGGCGATGTTGCGGCGGTGCCACCCCCAGTGGATGGGGTTGGCATACGGGACGCCTGTTCTGCGGTTGTTCCCTGCGCGGGCGACGGCGGCGGCCTTCGTGGCGCCCGCGCGCACGGTCGCGGCGAGGTTGCCGCTGCGGCGGGGGACGCGGGCCTGTGCGGCGCCGACGATGACTCCGGCGACGGCGAGGTGGGTGGCGCGCATCTCCTTCATGTCCGCTCCGGCCCGACGCAGGGAGGCCCGCAGGCGGCGGGCGCCGTCGATCTTGACGCCCGAGTAGTCCGCGCTCATCAGGGGCCGGTGATCTCGGACTCGATGGTGGGCATGGTGAGGCACGTGAACTCGAGGTCGGTGGCCATGACCTCGGAGACATCGCCGCCGATCTCTCCGCGCTCGATGATGACCTTTCCGCGCACGGCCTTGCCCTTGCCGTTGACGGGGATGAACTCGAAGGGCACTGTTTTCCCGGCGTTGGCCCATGTCCATTCCAGGAACGACTTGGTTTCGCCGAGGTCTTGGTTGATGGTGAAGTCGAGTGTCGCGGATTCGGTTCTGTCCCCGGGGACGGTATCTCCGGAGAGCACGTGGATGGGGTCGCCCTGCTTGACGGAGGGCTTGACCTTGCACTTGGTGACCTGGGCTTCGGCGGCCGTGAGGGATCCTTTGTCCCCGAAGGCCAGTTTTCCGGGGCCGAGGCGCATTACTACGGCGGTCATGTGTGGCTCGTTTCTATGGTGAAGGTGAGTGCCGGGAGGGGGTCGGGCGAGTGGTTGGGGAGGGTGAGGGTGAGGGTCCGCGCGGTCAACTCGGGGAAGACCTTGCGGGCGGCGTCGAGTAGGCCGCTGAGGTGGTGGATGGGATCGCCGTTGTCGGGAGCGACGAGGTACACCTCCCATTCGACGCGCCACGTGCCCGAGAGGGTCGCGGGGCTGATGGTGCTGGGCGTGATCCACGCGCCGGGCAGGGCGAGGTCGCGGGGGTCGGTGACGACGTGCAGGCCCTCGGCTTCGAAGAGGGCGGCCACGTCGGCCTGGGCGGAGGCGAGGGCGCTCATACGGCCACTGGTCCCATGAAGGCGTCGATCCTCAGGAGGCGGGCGATATCGCTGTCGTAGCGGGACACGTAGGACACTCCCATCTCGGTCAGCGCCTCGACACCGGCGGGGCTGTTGCGGCGACGGTGGAGGCGCGCGGTGAGCATGACCGCTCCAAGGTCCACGTCTTCGCGCCAGGTGGGGCGGCCCTGCGTGACGGGCAGGGCCGCCACGAGGACGTGGACGGCTCGCGCGCACGCCTCCAGGGCGTTGTCGGGCGCGCCGAGTTTCATCCACGCGGCGGTGCGCTGGGCGAGCTCAGCGGGGGTCATGCGCCGACCTTGAACAGGGCGCGCTCGTCGTGGATGATGGCCGACCAGTAGCCGAACAGGCCGAGGTCGAGGCCGCCGTGGGCGAGGTCCACGGCGTTGACGCGGATGGGCGGATCGACCTCGTAGTAGGTGACGGCGCGCTTGTCGCCGCCGAGGATCTGGCCGGGGCCGAGGCCGGGGTCGTTGAACAGGCGGATGCCGTTCACGTCGGCGGATCCCGTGCTGATGTTGATGCCGTCGCCGTGGGTGATCCACCACGGCACCTGGTCCTTGGTGAGGGCCGTGAACGCGGTCCACACGTCGGTTCCGAACGCGAGGAAGTCGATCCGGGAGCCCTGGCCGGTGGCCTTCGCGCCGAGTTTGATGAGGTTGTCGATGAGCTTGGGGGTTCCTCCAGAGGCGTCCTCGACGGCGGTTGCCTTCGCGAGGACGTGCTTGGTGAACGCGACCTCGGATTTGAGGGCGTAGTCCTCGGCGGCGCCCTCCCAGAGGGCTTCGATCATGGAGGGGTCGCCGAGGTCGGCGTAGATCCTGTCCACGTCCCAGCCCGCGGCGATGCGCTTGGCCTTCTCCGCGACTGGTTCGGTCTCGGCCTTGGACGTGGGGATCTCTGCCTTGTCACCCGCGTACTCGCCGACGGCGGGCCTGGTCTTCCACCTCCAGCCCTTGGCCTCGATGGAGGTCAGATCCTTGCGGGTGAAGGAGTCGATGAGGGGGCGGTCGGTGCGCACCGCTTGCCAGAGCTGGGCGATCCACGCCGGGCGGGTGAAGCCCTGGCCCTTGTCGTCGGTTGTGGTGATGTCGTTCAGGGCGGCGTTGATCTTGGCGGTGCCCGCGCCCTCGGCGGTGAGGGCGACGACGAGGCGGGCGGCCTCCAGGGCGGTCTTGGGGCCTGCGTGGGCGGGGGTGAGGATCGCGGGGGCCTGGATCTGCGCGGCGACGGGCTGGGGGTCCGTCTGGTCGGGGGTTCCGTGGGGCATCGGTGTTCCTTCCTGGGTTTGGGCGGTTGCGGTGACGTTGGTGACGCGGGCGTCGTCGAAGGCGGGGACGGCGACGAGGCTCACCTCACGGAGGTGTGCCTCGGTGACGTGGTAGCAGTCCTCGCCGTTGATGTACTGGGCACCGTCGCGGGTGGGGTAGGCGCCGACGCTCAGGCCGTCGCGTATGCCGGCCCTCGCGCTGGCGAGGGCCTCATCGCCCGCGGTGGTCTCGGGGATGTGGAACGTCATGGTGAGGTGGTCGTCCGCGGTCTCGGCGGCGGTCGCGTATCCGATCGCGGAGTGGTGGTCGTGGTCGAGGCAGAGTTTGATCCGCGAGAGGTCGTCGGGGAGGATCAGGGAGCCCACCTCGAATTGGACGCGGCCGTTGGAGGCGTCGGCGGGGCGGCCGTAGTAGACGACGACGCCGGTGATGGTGCGCTCGGCGTGGTTGACGTCGGCGGCGAGGGCGGCGGTGATGATGGTGCTCATGCGGTGGCGCTTTCTTCTAGTGGGGTTCCCAGTTCGCGGGCGCGGAGGTCGGCGACGGTGTAGACGCCGGATTCGACGGCGGCTTTGTAGGAGGCCATGCGGGCGGCGAAGTCGTCGTGCAGGAGGGGGTCGGTGTCGAATCGGCACCATTGCCCGCGCGGGAGCACGTCGTCCATGCTGAGGCGGTCGGTGATCGCGGACATGTACGGCGCGAACGTGTAGTCGATGAGTTCACGGGCGCGGGCGGGCACGTTCGTGTAGGTCATGGACTGGCCCTCGGCGGGGGCGTCCACGGCCCACGAGGGCAGGCCCATCGCGCGGGCGAGGTCGAGCGCGGCAGCCTTGCGGCCGTCGATGAGCAGGTTCTCGCTGTTGGCGCCGTGGACCTTGGTTTCGATGCTCTGGTTGGTGTAGGAGACGCCGGTCTGTTTGCGCTGGGCCTCGTAGGCGGCGACCAGGGCGCGGGCGTCGTCGGCGTTCAGGGGGGTCCCGCTTGTCTGGTGGAGTTCGAGCTGCGGGACGGGGTTGGTGGAGGCGATCAGGGCGGCGTGATCGAGGCGGCGGGCGGCGCGGATGCGGTCGGCGGCGAAGGTGAGCAGGCCCTCGTGCGGGCCGTCGATGCGGATCACGTCGGCGGGGGCGACCTTCTTGCCCCACGCGGCGACCAGGGCGCCGGTGCTGGTGTCAATGCTGGCGTTCCACATGGGCACCCAGACGACGCGGCGGGGGCGGCCCCCGTCGGTGGCAGCGGCCCTCTGGGTGATGACGAGGTAGGCGACTCCGTACCACATGAGGTGATCGACTATCCAGGTGAGCGTCTGGGATCGCGGGCGCCCGTCCTCGGGCTGGGTGAGGATGGCGGGCTGGTCGTCCGTGATCCGGGCGCCTGTCATTCCGATGAGCGGGAGGCGGCCGATCGCCCCGGCGATGAGGTGGCGGCCCTTGGCGGCGGCCGCGACGCTCATTGCGTCGGCGCGGGAGACGGGCATCTGGGCGTCGTTGTCGAGCAGGTGCGCCCACACGGCGGTCTCCAGATGCGAGTGGTCCGCGAGGGGCGACGCCACTGTCGCGTTGCGGATGCCGAGGAAGCGGGCGAAGGGGTTCATGCGAGCATGTTCATGGCGACCTCGAACATTCCCGCGCACACGCGCGTGTGATTCACAGCACCATGTGTCGGGTGGTGTACATGCGGTGGGCGGCGCGGGCGGTGTAGCACCCGGCGTGGGCGGCGCGCTCGTGCTCTCCGGCAATGCGGTGGGCGATCATGGTCGAGGTGCACAGCTCGCGGTATCCGCAGTCGCAGATGACGAGGACGGATGCGGCGCTGCGGTCGAGTCGGATTGTCATGCGAATACCACCATTGGGGTAGGAGCGGCGTAGGTGTAGGTGCAGACTCGGACGGCGACGGTGGCGGCGATCAGCTCGTGGACCGGGCCGGTGCTCTCGCGGCGGCTCCAGGCATCGGTTTCGCCGAGGCGGCGCAGGGCGGCGCCATCGACGGCTTTGGCCATGTTGTGGTCGCCGGGGTGGTCGATCGTGCGGGTGGTGAAGCGCTCGATGAGGTCTCCGGTCGCGGCGGCGAAGTCGCGGGCGGGGAGGACGGTGACGGGGATGCTGTCGAGGGCGAGGGCGGCGGTGATCGACCGGGCGGGGCCGCCGTCGTCGGCGGCGAGCCGGAGGCCGAGTGCGGCGGCCTCCGTGAGGGCGGGGACGAGCCACGCGGTGCCGGGTCGGGACATGTAGGGGCGCACATGCAGGCCGGCCGGATCGGTCCATGCTGCCCAGATTGCGGCGGCGGCGCGGTCGGGGGCGACGTCGTAGGCGAGAACGACATCCGGGGCGCCGGGGCCGGGCGGGTTTTGCTCGCGGTTGATGGTGGCCCGCCAGTCTTCAGCGGGGATCACGGTGGTGCGCGCGGCGACCCAGCGGTTCCCGAACGCGCGCTCGAACTCGGCCCGGCTCATGGTTTCGGCGTTCGCGGCAAGGGTGTCGGCGTCCTGGGTGTGGCCGACGGCCGGGTGGAAGAGAGGGAAGCTCGCGGGGTCGGTGAGGTCGAGGTGGTCCGGGGCCGACCACTCGAAGTACGCGAGTGCGGCAAGGGGGTCGCCGACGGCCTCGCGGCCCTTTTCGACCCATGCGCGGAACCACGTCGATTCCGCGTCCCCCGCGGTCGATACGATCCAGATTTGCCGCTCGTGGCCCAGGGCGGCCTGGGAGCCGACGATGCCGCCCATGAGGGACGCGCCGAGCTCTTCGTCGAGGGCGAACGCTTCGTCGAGCATCACGAGGTGGGGGGTGGATCCGTGGATCGCGTCGCGGGTGGGCGCGAAGGTTCGGATCTGGCCGCCGCCGTTCTTCCATTCGACGCACTCGGCCCCCGCGCCCCTGCGGATCGTCACCAGCTGCGGGAACTGTTTCTGCGCCGCGTCGGCGAGGTCCTTCCAGCGGTCCCGGGCGTCTTTGCCGGTCTGCGCGGTGTAGAAGGCGCGGTGCCCTGGGTATCGGAGCGTGCGCTGGGCCATGACGGCCCGCATGAGCGTCGTTTTCCCCGACTGCCTGGGGACAGTGAGGACGACAACCGGGTAGCGCCAGCCTCGGCCGTCCCGCCGACGCTCGGTTGCGACGCGCGCGACCTGGTGCTGCCAGGGCATGAGCGCCGTCCCGAGGACACGGCCCATCTTGCCGATGGTCGCGGCCTCGTGGACCGCGCCGGGGGTCGGCGCGGTCGCATACGCGGCGGGCGCGCTCACGCCGTCTCCGGCTCGGATCGCATACGCGGCGGGCGCGCTCACGCCGTCTCCGGCTCGGATCGCATCGCGGCGGTGAGAGCGTCGTCGACGGTCATCTCGGGCGTCGCTGGGAGGGCGTCGAGTGCGGCCATGAGCTGTTGCGCGGCCTGGGGGACAGATGTCTTTGCTTTCGCGGCCCCGGCTGCGATGACACGGGCCAGCTCTCGGGCGAGCTGGATGAGCGCCGCGTGCTCGGGGCCGATCAGGCCCGCCGTGCGCTTCGCGTCGATAGTGGCCTCGACGGCGGTCTCCATCGCGGAGGGCGCCGGGTCGGACTGGGGGAATAGCGTGTCCATTTTGGATTGTCCTATCTGAGTTTCGGAGGTTTTTTGTTGGGATCGGGAGAAAAAGACGGGGCTGGCGCGGGGCTTCCCGGCCCCCGCCGCTCAAAAAAAACGCGCTCGTCCCTCGGCTGGACAAGCATCGACGCCGGGCGGTCCTGACGCGACGCGTTGCACCCGAGATGCGCGGGACGCAGATTCTCAATCGAGTCGCTTCCGCCGCGCGAGCGAGGCACCAGATGATCCGCCGACGGCCAACCCGAACGCGGACCGCGGCGCTCAAGATCTGTGATCGGCTCACCACACAGATGACACACAGTGCCGTAGGCGGCCAGGGTGGCCCCCACCAGGCGCTGGGCACGCCTCCCACCCCAC